TATTGTTTCATTATAGAACTCCTCATCAATCTTACCACCTAATATTGAAGTTTGAGTTTCATCTACTATTATCTCATCACAATATCCTATATAATCCCATAACTCTCCACCATCATTTTCATCTTGATAATCTTTAAGCATCATACTATAATTAAAGTTCTTATCAACTATTAAACCTGAAGTAACACATGACAAATCATTCATTAACTCAATCTTTCTGTCACCAAATCCAGGATTCTGAATAATACAGATACTTTTACCACTTGCACTCATATAACCTGTAACAGCTTGTAATGCGATACTACCAATATTATTACAAAATACTACTAATGGTTTATTATTACCAACTATTTTAGGATTAGAAGTTAATCTAAGAAATGGAAATAATTGATTAATGTCTTGTATGTTATCATTGAATATTACTGTATAAACCTCTTTATTAATAAATCTTCTACTTAATCCTTCATTAATAAATTGCGGTGCGTAATATCCACTATTAATAACCATTCCTTTAGTTGTATTAATTTTAGTGATTTTATTAGTTGATTCTTTGACTTGAATATTACCATAAATACCTATCTCTTTAACAACATTATATAGTGTTCTACCAATGTTTTCATCGTGAGATGATATTGATGCTAAATGTTCAACTAATTCAATATTATTAGTAATATCTATTTTATGTTGATTAATTAGTTCTAATACATTCTTAGATGCAATATCAAACTGTTTACATATATCCCATGTTGAATAATTCTTATCAATCAACTCATAACCCATTTTAATTAAAGCATTTACCAATATCATAGTAGATGTTGTCCCATCACCACTATTAGATGCCGTCTTCATACTACCTAACTTAACAGTATCCATAATTAAGTTCTCATATACATTACTACTTGATATGTGTTTAGCTACTGTATAACCATCTTGAGTAGTGTATGGTTTACCTTCCCATAATGTTTTATCGTAACCTTTAGTATCATTAAATAATAATGTACCACCCTTAATTCCTAATGTTGATGCAACTGGTTTAGTAATCTTATCAACACTTCTCAATACTAACTCTTTAATTTTAGCTTCCATATTCAATTTTTTCAGTTATTTTAGTTTTAATCCTTTCTAATATATTACAGTTATATGTAATATCTTTATTGGTGTTTAGGTCTATTATTAATTCATTTAACACTTGTACTAAATATAATAAGTAATCATCATTAAAAGAAGTTCTATTAATCCTTTTATCTAATAACTCTATTTCATAATCACTTATCATATCTTCTTCTATAAATGTAACTATTTTATTTCTAAAACTATCATCTTCAATCATTCCTAATAATTTGTTAATAATTTTAGTCATTAATAACACTATTGACTTCTTATTATGAACAGTTGATAAATCTTTCATTAATAACGTATTACCTCTAAACTCAATTATTAGCTTTGTTCCTTCTATCATTATTCAATGCTTTATCCTTGTTTAATTTATTGTTAGCTATTTCTAAATTACGTTGTTGTAATTTATCGTTTTCTAATTTTAGTTTTGCTGTATCTATATCTACCTTATGTTGTAGTTTCTCAATCTCTAAATAATCTTTAACACCATTATTATTACTATCCTTATCTTCATCATAACTTAATGCTAATAATTTACCTTTAATAATAGCTAATTCCTTCTCGCTCTTATGTCTTAAATCAGCTTTCAATACCTCCATATCTATATCATGTTTCTGTGAATCTTCAATTCTATCAGTTTCTAACTTAGCTATCTCTTTCTCCTTAGCATCTGCTTGTTGCTGTAAAGATTCTTGCTGTTTCTTAGTAGTTTCTTGTAACTCCTTAATTTGCTTTCTAAAGTCCCTAATATCCTCTGTATTCAATAAATCAATAAATGTTAAGAAATCTAACTTATCATTCTGTATTAATGCGTGTAAGTGATTATAGCTTAATTCCATTATCTTCATATTTCTATCAGAATTAACTAAATGAAGTGCGTACTCATCTTCTAATTCAATATTATCTAAATCAATTAATGCTAATTCCTCATCATTCAAATATCCTCTAATAATACCTGAATTAAAACTTACAACAGAATGAGTCATTTCTAATAAACCTTGTAATATCTCTTCCCATAACAATTCGTGACTATTAAATAATGATGCTGTTATATTATGACTATACATAGTATCTCTTGCATTATCAGTAGCAGTTGTATTATTAGAAGTTTGTGCTAAACGTTGATTAGACATTCCTGTTGCTTGTTTAATCTTCTCATCAATAAATTCTAATAAATTAATGTAATGTGCTATATTTTCAGCATTAGAAGCGTTTTCCTTAGTTATAATCTTATCTGTATTACTAAAGTTAGTTCCTTGATTATTAGCGTATTTACTGTAAACAATAATACCTAAATCTCTCAATATCTTTAATGTATCATTAACACCTAATTCAGCATTAATCATAGATGACTCAATAGCTATAATATTACCTAAATCATTAGCTATATTTTTCATCAACTTACTCATAATAAAGATATACAACTTAGTGTATGGTTTAATCTTATCCATAACAGATAAAGATGGTGCGTTTCTATTATTGTAGACTTTACCATAAATAGGTAATTTAACACTATAAGGATTCAATAATGATTTATGTCCATGTTCTAATGGTTCTATTGCATAATAAATATCTCCATTAATCCTTTTACCTTTCCATACTTCAGGTAAATACACATATTCAATAGCATTGAACTTATTATTCTTGTACCATACATATCTAACTTTGTCATCAGCATACATATCTTTTTTGTAAACCTCTCTCTTAGCGTTTTTAGGTACTACAAAGTCTTCATCTACTATTTCTTTATCTAATTCACCATATTCATTAATAAAGTGGTAATAAGCTACTTTTCTATAACTAATCCAATAAAACGTATATCTAACTACATAATTACTAACTACTTGTTTATAATCAGTATTCAATCCACTACTATACATAAAATCAGTTCCTCCACCATAATTAGGAATAACTCCTTCTGTACCGTCCATAAAAGCTACTCTATTAGCAGGATTATGTGTTAATGTATTATCCCAATAATCAAAGTTACCTCTATTTGATTCATAACCATATCCATAATTACGTCTATCAATTCGTTCTAAATCTTTGCTATTAATCTTATCACTATCTTCTCTCAATAATTGACTAACTGTAATCTCCTCTTTATAACCTGCATAATCACCATTCTGTATATATTCAATATTAGGTGATTTATCATAGAAAATATCAACAGGATTCAATTCCCTAACTTTAGGAAGCTCTCCTTCTCTTTCTATAAATATCTCTACAAACTCTTTAGCTACTAGTAATACGTCTTCGAATGTCTTATTTTTGATTACAGGTATTTTATTTTTTCTAATAATCAATTTCAACAACTTATTCATACTATCTTCTTTAACACTCAATATGTTGTTAGTTTTATCCAATAGCTTATTAGTATCTAAGTTAATTTTGTATTTATCACTCAAATATCTATTAATGTTTTCAATTTCTTCATTGTATTTATTAAGCGTTATTTCACCACTCTCCATTCTATTATTAAGGTTATCAATCATTGATACCTTTTCTATCGTTCTTTGTCTAAAACTCTCTAAATACTGTTTAAATGCAATCTCACGTTGTCTTAACACTTCATTAATAGTATGTGATGATTCGTTTTGTATATTGTAATTTAAAGGTCTATTAGTTTCTTCAGTCTTCATTGCATCAATGATATTAGAAGCTGTATTAAAGATTTCAACATACTTCTTACCAACTTCATCATTAACACCTAAAGTATTACAGATTTCAGCAAATTCCTCTTGTGAGAATAATGAGTTCTTAATCCTGTAATTCTCAATCATTTTAATCTTATCGTACTGAAATTCATCAGCTTTATTACATAAGAAATCAGCACATTTCTTACGCCATTCCTTATCTTTTCTATTAAAGGGTATTCGTTGTTCAGGTAAATACATAATAAATTAATTTTTTTTCAACACTTTATTTGCCCATTTTTGCAAATCCGTCAATTCATCTCTTATAACTGTATTGTTTCTTAGATAGAATTTCTCTTGTCGTTGTATAATAACTCCCATTAAAGCCATAACAAGGTCAAAGTTACCTTCTCTATTATATGCTGTTAATTGTTCCATTAATAATTCATCTTTTAGTAAATCAACATTTCTTAATCCTAATTCCTCTACTATCTCACCACTCTCATTAATACCTTTCTTATTAGGGTGTCTGAAATCTAACCATTCCTTAACTAATATCTCTCCTAAAGATTTATGATGAGTAGAACCAACAGAGTGTCCAAACTTTCTAATATTAGTTGAAGAACCATTCAAGTATATATTACCTACTTGTTTAGGATATGGTAATAATCTATGAATATTATTAGTTAATTGAAAATATTGTAATATACCATTATCCCTATCGTTCTCATAAGTTATTTTAGCATTATACAATTTACTCAACCTCACTAATAACTTTAATACATAGTCCATAGGATTATATTTAGCTCTACCAACGTAAGTAGCTACAATACCTTCATATCCTAATTGCATACTATATAATGGTGTTTTATAAACAATAATAGCTGTTAATGATTTACCACTATCTTCATTATTACCAATAGGGTCACAACTTATTAAATAAGCATCATCAGGTATAACTCCATTAATCTTTAATGGGTCTTCATAAATTATTAAACAACCTTCTCTATTAGAGTTATCATAATTCATTGATACAATAGGTGATAACTTATTATCAAAATCTTCAACTATTACTACGTTACCTTCACTTGTTTCATTTAACTCAACATTACGTCTAAATGTATTAAAACCTAATTTCATTGAGTTAATATAAGATTGTCGTGCTATAATATCAGCAGTATTAAATACAGACGTTGTACTAACAAAAAACGCTTCTTTAGGTGTTTTACAACGTTGTGTTAAGAAGTCATTGTAAGCATTAATACTACCACCACTTGATTTAGGTGATTTAGCATTTCTATCTTTATTTAATGATGCTTCAGCTACCCAAAAAATAGCATTACCTTGTTTATCTATTGCATCATATCTCTTACCATCTAATATTACGTGTCCACCTGTATTAAACCACATATCTGATACAAAATAACCACATTTAGCACTACTATATTGATATTCATAAATATTTTCATAAGCAGCTAAATCGTTTAATTCAGGATTATTAAATAAATTACTAAATGGTTTAGAGTTACCACCTTTACCTGATTTACCAACCATATCTCCACCTGTACCAAATATTACAGCAATACCTCTATATAATGAACCTGCTTTTAATGATTCTCTACCAAATGTCCATACTTTATCTAAATTGCTTACTTTACCTGCTTCCTCAATATATAATCTATGAATACCCTCTCCTGATAAAGCATCATCTTTAGACAATAGTGTTGTTATAATAGAAGATTGTCTTCCTGTCTTTTCCTTAGTTATAGTGTTAAATTCACCTAAAGTAATCTTAATGCTTGTTTGTCCATCAATACTCGTTACTTCATTCTTCCAACCACCATTAGTAGCCACATTACCTAAGTTCTTTCTACCAAATGGTGTATAATTAGATAAATGGTCAATAGTCCTTAAACACTTAGATACAGTAACAAAAGCATCTGTTTTAGTTGAATCTGGTGCAGAAGCTACTACAACTCTCGCATCATTATTAAAAGCGGCAATCCATACACAACCAGCAGCACACTTATAACTAAAACCTTTACGTCTTGATTTAGCTACTGCCATACTAAGTTTATATTCAGCATCAAATCCATATTTATCAGGGTTCTCTCTTGCATCTAATTCATTAAAATAGTAATAGTCCATTGTTAGGAATGGTGGAAAATCAACCTTTTTAATCGTCTTACCGTTAACTTCTTCAACAAAGTCCATTAACGTATAATTTAGATAGAAATAGAACTCTCCTGTTATTCTAATACCACAAGGTTGTCCATCTATTTCTGGTTCATAACCATTAATGATTCTATCAAATTCTTGTTGCCAAAACTTATTATACGCTTTACTACCTTTAGGATAACTACAATAAGCTGCACTCTTTTTACTACCTGTATGCTTCACAGACTTCTGAAACAATAATGCAGCAGGTCTAAATACATCTGAATTAACAAAATAGAAATAATCCCATACAGTATTAGAAACAGGTGAATATTCACTCATTTTTGATATTTTACCATAAATGTTTTCAACTGTTTTTAATTTATCATAAGGTATATTATTTCTAATCATCTCATCTGTTAATTCATAAGCTACTTTAGGATTAACTACTAATTTCTGTTTACTTGTTTCTTGTAATTCACCATTATCATATTTGACTAATAACTCATTATATTGTTCATTAGTCAAATAACCTACATTATTCATAATCTCTGTTTTTATTACTAATTAAGTTATCAATAAAATCATCAATTTTAGGTTTATCTCCGTTCTCAATATCACTTATTGATTTATTAGCTTTAATCCTCAACTTCAGTATAGTATCTGTTAATGAGTCTAATTTACTCAATAAATCTCCCATAACTTTAGCTGAACTAAGCATCTCTTTTTCAATAGATTGTCGTTTAGTGAACAAATCAATCTTATTTAACACGTCTGTTGATTGTTGTATCTCTTTATCAATTTCATCTAATAAAGACGTATATAGTGTATTAGAACTCTTAGCGTTTTTCAAATTACTATTAAGTGTATCAGCACTACTAATAGCAGCTTCTAATGCTCTTCTTTCAACAGTATCTTGAAATGCTAAATATTCATTAGCAGCATCTCTTAATATAGCTGAAATCTTTTTAGAAGGATTATCATAAACTTCTTTACATATAGCTTTAACTTTATCCTCTCTATCATAATAAGGTGAGTTATAATCAGCATAGTAATATATATAAAGTAAGTCCTTCTTGTAGTCACCTTTGTCTATTGATTTATCCTGTTTGTATAACTTCTTAAAAGCACTCAAATTAATCAATAAAGCGTTTATCACTGGTTCATCATCGTGAACATCAAATAACTTGTTTTTCATATCTTAGTTATATTAATTAATAGTGGTAACATTATAACATTGTTATCAAATTTAATCTCAATAAATTTAGTTGTTTTATTATCACTTATTTTATTCATATCAATAGTGTAGTTAATTACAATATCTTCATCTACTCCTATAACCTCATTATAACCTTCTACAACAGTACAATTACAAGATACATTAATATCTTTAATCTTTAATATCTCATCTGTGTTATTACGTATTACAAACTTATTAGATACTTTACACGTACTACAAGCTCTTATTTTATGTGTAGTGTCATTTATAGATACATCTACATATTTAGTTATATTAACGTTTGTACCTATTTCATAACTATCCCATTTACCTTTAGGACATGATTTAGAAGGTGATTTACTCATTGCATTAAAATCACAACCACATTCAATACATGAACCTTTCTTATAACACTCTACACATTGACTTGCTCTATATATAGCATTACTTTTAATTAATGGATTTAATTCACCATATTTATCTGTTAAGTCATTTAAGTTACCTTCAATAAATGATTTAACATTTTTAGCATTAATATCTGATGCTTTAATCTTACTCCAGTCTATCATATTTTTAAATTATTTATAATATTAAAATAGGTACTAAACTTAATTAAATAAGTAAAGTACCTAAACCTAAACTAAAACTAAAATTAAATTAAATAAAGGAAAGTAGGGC